CAGGATTGTTAAGTGATCCGGAAAATACAGCATTAGTATTTGTACGTAGCGAAAAAGATCAAACAAGTCATCCTAAACCAGATCAAATAAGAAAAAGTGATGGACAAATGGGATATCTTATCAGCTATAATGGTGAACTAGAACACGGTGCAGATATGCACGGTTATATGACGTATGGCCCTACAATTGATTTTAACTTTAGTGGTATGGACATTAAGAGTGCTAGTGAACTTAGAGCAACGTGGCCTGAAATGGATGACGAATCAAAAGCAAAAGCCGCAGAATTAATGTATCCGGGTAACGGCGACACTGCTAGTAAGTTGCTTAATGACGCACTTGGCGATCCGGAAGCACCCATAGGTGAAGCAGATGAACAACCTGCAGAATCATATATAGTAAAACCAGGTGATACTATTTGGGCAATAGCAACTAGATTTGCTGATAGTAATTATGATGGTGATGTCAAAGCAGGTGCTAAAGATATATTAGAACTTAACGGTATTAAAAATCCAAAATCTTTGCGCCCAGGACAAAAGTTAGAAATAGGTTATTTCATGGGAGGTATGAGTTCTGGAGCAACTCGAGGACTTCCGCCAGGAGGATTTAAGGCATATGAAGCAGAAGTAACACCAGGACAAACATTACCTAAACAAATTAAAGTAATTAAAATGCCTACACCTCCACAAGCACCTACTGGTCCAGATGGAACAGGCGAGGACGGAACACGTATTGGTACTACTCCAAAAGGTAATAGAAGTGTTGCAAGTGGTGCAGGAACATATATTTTTACACCAAAAGGCGAATTGATGTTGTACATGACTCCTAAGATGGGTGGACTACAACAAACACATAATATTAAGAAACAAACTGTTACAGTAGACTTTGGTACATCAGCACAAGGCGCAACTATTGATCAAAAAGCAACTTATGATATGAGTGGCAAACTTATAAGTGGCGATACCACATCAATTAGAAGCGGTAATGTGGGTGCAAGCATCGATAAAGACAAAGGATCAACAATAGATTATAAAGTAGACGCTAATACAAAAGTTTCAGCAAACAGTAAAACTGGCATAAAGGTTAACTAATGTATTCAAGTATTGATGAACTTAAGAAACTTGCTGGTGTAAACGAATTCAAAGGTTACACAGAGTACACTCTCGAGAACATCAGTGATGCAGCAAACTCAAATGCTAAAAAGATGCGTGATAAAAATATTAAGCCAGGTGACAAAGAATGGTTTGAACTTTGGTTTAGTTTGCCTGGTATGACCGGCGTACCATTTAGAGGTCGTAAAAAATGAGATTTTTTGAGTGGGGTAGAATAGTAAAAGGCGTAAACACAACACCAGATGTTGGTGTTGATGAAATCCCACGGCAAGCAAAAAAGTTTGGCAATAGTGTTTCGAAAGATGGTGTTCCACCTACGCTTAGTAAAAAGGTCAAAGGCAAGAGTACTAATGTATTATTTAATCTAGGACTTGCTGAAGGATATAAACTAAAACTAGAACGTGATGAAAACATTGATGTGCTACATATTGTAGACACTAAAACAAAAAAACGTATTGAAGTGCGTGGAAAAAAAAATTACGAAACAAACTACGACCCTAAAGATAAACTGCATCAGGTTTTAGATAGAGTAGGTAAAGCAGCTAATATATCAGAACTTATGAACGGTGAAGTTGTAGGTATAAATCCAAAACATCCAAAAGGTCCTGATGCTGAAAAAACAGCTAAAGATATTTTGACAACAGAATCACTTGACAATATATACGAAAGTGTGCTATACTATAGACAAATGAAAGAAAACTTAGGCGAAATAGCACAGGCAACAGAGATATATATTGACATGGACGGCGTACTTGCTGACTTCTTTGGCGAGTGGGCTAAACTTATGGACAAAAAGCATTGGACAAAGATTGACGACTTTCCAGATGCACTACAAAAAATTAGAGATACAGAACAATTTTGGTTAGAGCTACCAATACTTCCTCAAGCAAAACAATTACTTGCACTGATTAAACAAGTAAAAGGCGAATACAATATATGTAGCACACCTTTAGCAGATGATCCTAAATCAGAGCCACACAAGCGAGAATGGATTAAAAAGAATCTAGCATTTTTTCCGCCTAAAAATATTCATATTACACACGACAAACCACAGTATGCAACACAGCAAGATGGTACACCAAATATACTAATCGACGATTACGGTAAGAACGTAGAGGCCTGGGAAGCTGCCGGAGGTATAGGATTCAAATACAAAGACCATAAGTTTGAACGTACAGCTAAAGATATCAAACAGCATATGCAAGAGCCTGTAGAAGAAAACTTTGCTGACGGTAAGAAAAAAGTACAACCCACCAACGAAGCATTTGATAACCCTTATCCTATAACATGGGAATATTTAAAGCCAACAGGTCCTTCAAGTGCTATTGGAAAAGTTGAAGATGGTAGTGCGTTAGACATTCATATTAGTGAAGATCCAGATGGCATTTATGAAATAGAATTTGCAAGAGGTCAATCTGATAAGAATATGGGTCGATCTGGTCAAGGTGATGAATTTAGAATTTTTGCAACAGTCCAAACCGCTATGATAGAATGGTGGAATCAATTGGACAAAGCTAGTGTCAAAAAAATAACTTTCTATGCAAATAAAGAAGACGGTAATAGATCAAGACTTTATAAAAGATTTTTAAAGATATGGGGCGACAAATCTGAATGGGACATTGAAGTTAATGGTAATGTCAAACCCGGACTTCTAGCATATTCTTTAACCAACCCAAATCCTGATGAACCCAAAAATGATAGAAAAACATTTATGCAAAGAATTTTTGGAAAAAAAGAAACAGTAGAAAACTTTGCAGACGGTAAAAAAAAAGGTAAGAGCCGGCCAGGCAGAGTAAAGAAGTCAGGTGCAAGCTGTAATGGCAGCGTCACAAGCCTAAGAAAAAAAGCAAAAAAAGCAAGTGGTGAGAAGGCAAAAATGTATCATTGGTGTGCTAACATGAAATCGGGTCGTAAAAACAAAAGGAAAAAGTCATGAAGATACTTGAAATATTAGCAGAAAAGAAAGTTGAAATGTGTCCTAAGGCATGTTGTGGGCAACCAGTAACAGAATGCAAATGTGGGCCAGATTGCAAACATTGTGATTGTTATGAAAAGAACAAAACAATGAAGGAAACTACTATGGCTTCTAGCATTGCAACTAGTGTAGGTGGTGGAAACGGCTTTGCTAGTGGCGGGATAGGTACTGAACCTATAAAACGTGTATCTAACAATAACTCGAAATCCAAGAAGAAAAAGAAAACAAAAGCATAAATATATATACGGAGAGTATAATGCGGCACAATGAAATAAACAAAAAAGTAAATGAAGGCGGTCTTGCTAGTTTAGCAGATATGGCCGAACGTGATCACGAAGTACAAATGGCAAGAGCAGATCTTTATAAGATTGCAAAGTATGCTATTAAGTTACACGAAATGTTAAAAACAGTTTCAGAATCGGAAGGCATTGAGGGATGGCAACAGAGCAAAATAACTAAAGCCGCAGATTACATTGGTTCTGTTTACCATGCTATGGATTATGATATGAAATTTGCAGAAACTGCTGTTGCAGAAGCAAAAAAGTCTTCGTATAAAGACGGTCTAACAGCAATGTTAGAATCTAAGAAAAAAACTGAATCAAAAGATGAACTTTGTAAAGAATGTGGTAAGCCAAGTTACACTACACTTGACGAAGAAAAGCAAAAAGGCGTTGACGGCAAAGTATGCTGGAAAGGCTACAAGCGTATGGGCACCAAGAAAAAAGGTGACAAAACAGTAGACAACTGTGTCAAAGTAAAAAGACGCAAGAAGAAGTAATATGCGTGTTAATGAAATCATAACTGAAGAAGGATTTCTAGACAAAGTTAAAGGCGCATTTAGCTCTATGATGCCTGCAGATATGAATGACCTTGTTGCATGGGTTAATAAAAATTTACGTATTAAAGGCACTCAATGGATTTACAAAAATGTAGGTGAGGAATTTGGCTCTAAACATTTTACTAAATTTGATGTAGACAAAGCAATTAGTATTGTTATGAAAAGAGGTTAATATGACTGACTTTTATAAAATGAGCTCAATGATGAAGGATTTATTTCCTTCAACTCCTGAACAGGATAAACAAGCCCTTTTAAATATGGCAAACAATGCTCCTGCAGATATACCCCCAACCAAAGATTATATAAACGAAAGTACATCAGTACCTGAAGGATCAATGCCATTAGGTATTGATAGTGTAAGTGACTTTGCAAAATTAGCAGGAGTCACTGAAACACAGAAAATGGGCAGTCCTGGACAAGCAAAAGGCAAAGATCCAATGCCTAAGTTAAGCAAGCCTACATCCGGAAATGAAACACCTCATCCATTAAAAGATAAACTAGTAGGTGAAGACGATATAGATATAACAGCTTTAACGCCTGCTGATAAAACAGTATGTGGATCTATTGATCCTGACATGGATCCTAGTGCATTAATTGCAAGAGGCCTAAAAAAAGCCGGCGAAGGTGAAATTTTAAATGACAAAGAAAGAGAAGCAATACAACCATATATAGCATTGTTTTCTGAACTAATGTCAAATCCAGCATTTAGAAATAATTTAATCGCAATGCAAAAAATACTTGATAAAAGGAATAAAAAGAAAGAAGAAGATGCTCCTCCAGGTAGAGAGAAACAAGTAAAAAAACTAAAGAAAAAGTTTGACGATCCTGGTGCACCTTATGCTATTGCTTGGGCACAACACAACAAACACGGAAAGCCTAAGAAAAAGACAGAATCGATCAAAGAAGAACTATACAAAGCACTCGCAAAATATAAAAAATAGTTAGGTAAAAATGTCCGAAGTAAGTTTCAAAGAGCAATGCAGACTATTCTACATAGTAAAAGGACATATTTCATCAAGCGATCAAACTGTCATAGACTGCTATGATGGATACTTTAAACGTATGTGGGGTAATCATGAAATGTGTTACCGAGAAGACGGTTTTGAAGAAGCATACAAAAAAAGACTTGACAAGCACCAATAAATCCTATATAATATAACTTAAATTAAGGAGAAACCTATGAGTGACCGTACCTATGGTGCTGAAGAAAAAGCGAAACTAGAACGTCTTGTAAACGAAGGTGTTACAGTATTACAAGAAATTGAAGATTTAAGTGCAGGTTTAAAAGATACTGTTAAGGCAGTAGCTGAAGAACTTGACATTAAACCATCAATGATTAATAAAGCAATTAAGATTGCACAAAAAGGCGAATGGCAAAAAGTTGCTGATGAATTTGACGACTTAGAAACACTTGTTGTTACAGTCGGTAAAGACAAGTAATGCAAAAAATAAAAGAATTTTGGATCAATAGTTACAAAAGTGATAAGGTTGCTTTTGGATTCGAACTAATAAGTTTTATTTTTACAGTAGCTGCAAGTTTGACTTTAGCATTTAATGCTGTAGATCCAAACATGCTAGTTATATATCCGTTCTTCTTTGTAGGATCGGTTACACAATGCTACGCCGCAGTACGCAGAGGCGCCGCTTGGGTAATGTTACTAACAGGATATTTTGCTGTTATTAACGTATTTGGATACGGGGTTGCAGCACTATGGTGGTAAAACCCTATCAATGGCTAGCGTGGGTAGCAACAATATGTTTGTTGACAGCCGCCATACTAGCCGCATTTAATGTTTACCCTTTGTACATTTGGGCATTTATTATCAGTAATAGTCTTTGGATACTTGTTGGTGTCCTATGGAAAGAAAAAAGTTTAATTGTTATGAACGCAGGCTTAACCGCAATTTACGTTGCAGGCTTGGTGCTCTGATAAGTAATAATAACGCCAAAAGCAATAGCTAGGCATGTAGAAGGTTAAGTTGGCCATAAGCAACGAAGGAGATATATGAGTTACGTAGACGCATTTTTTGATCGCGATTCTGACATAATTAGAGTCGTTGAGCGCAAAGACGGTAAGAGAGATTACCGCGAATATCAAGCAAAATATACATTCTATTACAAAGACGAAAGAGGCAAGTATAAAAGTATATTTGGAGATCCTCTAACACGTATTGTTTGTAAAAACACAAAAGACTTTCGAAAAGAAGTTGCTATTAACAGGGACAAAGAACTTTTTGAAAGTGATATCAATCCTATTTTCCAATGCTTATCAGAAAACTATCTTAACCAAGATGCACCTAAACTAAACATTGCGTTTTTTGATATTGAGACTGACTTCGATCCAGAGCGTGGCTTTGCTGATCCTGCAGATCCATTCATGCCTATTACTTCTATAAGTGTATACTTACAGTGGTTAGAAACAATGGTGTGTTTAGCAGTTCCGCCCAAGACACTTACAATGGATCAAGCAAAAGCAGAACTTGAAGGTATTGAAAATGTAATGCTGTTTGAAAAAGAAGGTGATATGATTGACACCTTCTTAACACTAATTGAAGACGCTGATATTTTATCAGGATGGAACAGTGAAGGATATGATATTCCTTATACTGTAAATAGAACAAGTCGTGTACTAAGCAAAGACGACACACGTAGATTCTGTCTATGGGGTCAACTTCCAAAAAAACGAGAATATGAGAAGTATGGTAAATCAGCTGTCACCTTTGACCTCATAGGCAGGGTGCATTTAGATAGTTTGGAATTATATCGTAAATATACATATGAAGAAAGACACACATATAGACTTGATGCCATTGGCGAAATTGAAGTTGGAGAAAACAAAGTACCATATGAAGGCACTTTGGATCAACTGTACAACAATGACTTTAGAAAGTTCATTGAATACAACATTCAAGATACCGCACTACTGGACAAGCTGGACAAAAAACTAAGATTTATTGATCTAAGTAATACTGTTGCTCATGAAAATACTGTGATGCTACAGACCACTATGGGTGCTGTAGCAGTTACAGAACAAGGCATTGTTAACGAAGCCCATCATAGAGGACTACAAGTTCCTAATCGTAAGAAACGTGATGATACAGAGAACACACAAGCCGCTGGTGCATACGTAGCATTTCCTAAAAAAGGTTTGCACAAATGGATTGGTTCAATGGATTTGAACAGTCTATATCCTAGTGTTATTCGTGCATTGAATATGGATCCTGCAACTATTGTAGGACAAATACGTCCTGATATAAGTGAAGCTCGTGTTACCGAAGACATGGGTTTGAAGAAAAAGTCTTTTGCAGGTAGTTGGGAAGGACGCTTTTCTACCGAAGAATACGAAGCAGTTATGGAACAAAAGAAAGATATTGCACTAACTATCGACTGGGAACACGGCGGCAGTGATGTGTTGTCAGGTGCTGAGATATACAAAGTAATCTTTGACAGCAATCAACCTTGGATGCTAAGTTCAAACGGCACTATCTTTACAACAGAACACGAAGGTGTTATTCCAGGGTTGCTAAAACGTTGGTATAGCGAACGTAAAGACATGCAGAAAATGTTAAAGAAAGCAAAAGATGCAGGAAATGCAGCAGAAATTGAGTATTGGGACAAGCGACAGTTAGTTAAAAAAATTAACCTAAACAGTTTGTATGGTGCTATTCTTAATCCAGGTTGTAGATTCTTTGATAAGCGTATTGGACAGTCAACTACACTAACTGGACGTACTATTGTTAAACATATGAGTGCCGAAGTTAACAAAACCATTACAGGCAAGTATGATCACGTTGGTGAAGCAATGATATACGGCGACACTGACTCGTGTTACTTTAGTGGATATCCAATTCTAAAAGAACAAATTGATGCAGGAGAAATACCGTGGGATAAAGACAATGTAATAAAACTTTATGATCAAGTATGCGAAGCCGCAAATGAAACATTTCCTAGGTTTATGCTAGATGCATTTCATTGTCCTAAGTCACGTAGTGATGTTATTGCGGCAGCTAGAGAGATTGTAGCACAATCAGGCTTATATATTACTAAGAAGCGTTATGCAGCACTTGTGTATGATATTGAAGGCTTTAGAAGTGATGTAGATGGCAAAGCGGGCAAAGTAAAAGCAATGGGTTTAGACCTGCGTAGGTCAGATACACCGGTGTTTATGCAAGAGTTTCTAAGTGAATTACTACTAATGGTGCTAACTGATGCTCCACAAGAAGATGTTTTAGAACGTATTACTGTATTCCGTAAGGAATTTAGTGAACGTCCAGGTTGGGAAAAAGGTTCGCCTAAACGTGCAAATAAAATTGGACACTATCATCGTCTTGAAGAAAAACTAGGCAAAGCAAACATGCCTGGGCATGTAC